TTACGGACATTGGCCCGCACCTCTTCCACATCGATGGCTTGCTTGGTCTGCTGCAGGTGCTTCTTGAACAGCTCAGCCACGATGCCATCACCAAAGTTGGTCTCGATCAGCAGCTTGGTGACGTTGTAGGCCTTACAACCCCTGAGGATGTCTAGAAGGGTGTTGTCGCTGTAGCCATCCTTGTATGCACGGACCTCATGAACATAGAGGAAGCCGTTGCGTTGACTTATGTAGGTGGCTGCTGTTTCGTCTGTACCTCGACCTGACGGGTCAACGCTGCATATCGTTTCAGTGTACGGACCCCACTCTCCTTGAAGTTGCATCGGGGAGTAGAAATAATCACCCGGTAGGCCAACTGTAGGCAGATCCTTGAGCACATTACGAGGGTCACTGCACCACACAACAGAATCCGGCGCTTGAGTCGGGTTAACAGCGGTAACGATGAGGTCTTGGAACTTAAGTGGGAACTTTTCTGCATCACTCAGCGTGGTATCAAGTTGGAACTGCAACATGAAGTTGCTGCGACCCATCGATGCTTCCCGTTCCAGCAGATCGTTGGAGCTGAATCGGTCTGGATCGGTAGGAGACCACTCATCAATTCCCATCTCCACGTCTTCGATCAGCTGTGGAGCCAGCAGGTTTTCGTATTGGGAGAGCTTGTCTTTAAGTGGGTAGCGTGCTGGCCAAACAAAGGGTCGGTAGTTGCGCTCAGCAAGCTTTCGATAAATGGTGAAGGTGGTCTGGGGAGTCCCCAGGTACATGATGCGGGAGTCTTTCTTAGGCGTAAGGATCGATTCAGCCTCTGTACAGAGTTGAAGGAGCTTCTCACGCATCATTTCGGTCATGGAGTTACCAGGCACCTCGATGTCATCCAAGATCATCAGGTCTGCGCGGGAACCTGTTAGCTGACCTGTGATTCCAACTGACTTTACGGAGGGTGCTTGGTGAGGGCTGCAGTTCACATCAAAGGAGATACGAGACCAACGGGCGTCATCACTCTTTGGTTTGAGGTGAGCCAACCAGGGAGTTTCAATAATTAGCTTCTGCAGGAAGATCGACATGTTGTCAGCTCGTTCCTTAGAAGCTGAGATGATCATGATTTTCTTCTCTGCGTTGTTGAACAGGGTCCACAACACGAAGGCACCTGTGATCCAGGACTTACCAACACCCCGAAACGCTTGGATCTGTAGTCGCTTTGGTCCGTGCTGCAGGTAGTCTGCAATGGCGTATTGAGCACGGGTTGGAGAGGGGAGATCTAACTGACCCCAGAGAGCCTGTAGAAAGAGTTTAAAATCGTCTCTAAGGGCTGTTAAAGTATCCATAGGTGGGTAGATATATAAAAGCCCCCACAGGCGTGCTGCAGGGGCTTAGAAAGAGGTCTCAGGAAGTAATTACTTCTTGTCCTTATTTTTGATCTTCAACTCATCAAGAGTTTTCTTGATTGTGGCGTAACCAGCTTGGTTAGGCTTAACCTTTTCAGCGAGACCTTTGTTGGCCTTGGTCCAAGCTGCGTAGTTCTCCTCCATGTTCTTGGACTGAGCAGGAGCTTCGGGCTTAGAAGGAGTAGCTGCTTTAGGGCTTGAAGCAGTATTACGAACTGACGATTGACTAGAACTAGCCACAGAGCTAGTAGGTTGTGCTTGAGGAGGCTTTTTGGGTGGTGCTGGTTTCTCAAACTTGACCTGTCGATTACCACGAACATATCGGCCACGCTGCCCGGACTCAGCTGCACGTTGGCTGCGTTCACGGTTAATCGCACGTGCGTAGGCATTGGTTATATTCTTAGCAGCTTCGTCTACTGCAGCGGAACCAACAGCCGTGATGGCTGCGGCACCAAGTCCAGGACGACGAACCTTTGCCAAGGCACCACCTGCAGCACCAGGGGGAAGAGCGCGAGGAGGGGTCCCGGTTTTGGGAGGGTTGGTAGAACCACCACCAAGGGGTTTAGGCGGCATCACCCGCACACGGACGGGCTTAACACCTTGATCCACGGCAGGACCACGACGTGAAGGAGTCAGAGCGCCCCCACGGGTTGCAGGCGCAGAGGAGCCACGAGGAGAGATGGCACCACCATTGCCACCAGAAGAGCCACCAGTAGGAGGCAGGTTGTTGCGAGAAGCTCTACGAACTTGTTGTTGTTGAGCCCGTAGCTGACGCTGACGGCTCAGCATGGAGGGACGTTTAGGCTTTGCCATTATTTAATCCAAGATAGAATAAGCTGTTCTTTATGAGGATTTTCCCCAAAAGTTTCTCTCATCCAAGAGAGCCAGTTTTGACTTCCTTTTGCCTGATTACACGATCTACAGCTTGGTAACAAATTGGATGTAAGGTCAGATCCTCCAAATGCTTTAGGTCGTACATGATCGAGTGTGAGTTCATTGGCGTCATAAATTTCTCCACAGTAAACACATTGACAATTGAAGTGCTCTTTGATGGCTCTCCGCCAGAGCCGTTTTGCTTCTGGACTTGTCATGGTTATTAGGTTTTGGAGATAGTGATCAGGCGTAGGAAGTAAGGGAGTCATTACCGTTTGGCGTTCGTCTTACGTGCTCCCTTGGCACGGTTTGCTTTACGGGGGATGATTCTCAAGTTGTCTTTGTTGTTGTTCATGGGGTTGTTATCCACGTGGTCAACCTCATGACCAGCTGGGATATTCCCCATAGAACGACGTGCTCGTGCTCTAGCAGCGTCTTCTTTGCGGTGAGCACGGCGGTATGCCTTCAGCTCTTCAGCACGAGCTTGATATTCTTTTTTGTAGTCTCTAGTCATTACCGTCGCATCCGTTCACGAACAAGCTCAGGGTCGATCTTGGGCATGATGGTGGCCAACTTATCCAGGGGGTTGCCTTCGTAAGCAACGCCGCTGATGTCGTTCTTAGCCAGCCAGTCACAAGCAGCCTTGAGATCTGCAGTTGATGCTTCTCCAGACTTGATACGTGCCAGGAACTCAGACGTAACAAGGTTATGGAGTTCGTTGAACTGGTCTTCTGTGGCGCGTTTTTTAGTTGCCATTGCGAAGTACGATCTGGTCTAGTTTGTTTTCGATGCGGACCATGTGGTCTTCCATCTTTTTGAGAGCAGTCGACAGCTCTTCACGTTGGACGTACTTCTCTGCAATACGCAGCTCAACGCGATCAATACGGCTATCGACTTCACCAATACGTTGGTTCAACTTGCCATGGAGAGCAACTACTCCCGTCAACGCTGCAATGGCAGCAGTGATAACTCCCTCAATCATTCTGCTCCATTAAGCGAACAAGTTTTTGGGCATAGATAGGATCGGTGGCGTAACCTTCACGCTTTAGTAGATAGGCACAGTCTTCACGACTGGTTGCACGGTTAACTCCTTTGTAGCCTTTGTAATCCTTGTACCATTGGGTAACAAGATGATTTACGCAGTCAAATGGAGTTGCAAAGTCCATAAACGCAGCCTTTATTGTCACTGGACCGTTGCCGTAGTCCTCCCAGGTGGTCTTAATCGTGCCGGGACCTTTGATGCCAAAGAAGTTATTCTTACCGCTCAGGGCGGTGCCATACGCAGACTCAAGTGCCCATTGGGCTGCCACAACTTCAGGAAACTTGGCACCAGCTGCAGCAGCAGCAGCTTCGATGCCATCCCATGTATTACTAAACTGCTGCTTGGGAGGTTCAGCGGGAGGAAGCCTCCACAGTTGAACCCATTCCTGAGAATCAGAAAGGCCCTCCTTACCCAAGAGTTTCTCAAGGGCTTGGAGGGCTTTAATTTGGTTGGGCAGACCTTTGTAGTACTTGACTACGTCAGTCAGCCGGATACTCATTTGAACGTATCCTTGAATTGTTGGAGTTTGTCGTCCTCTTTACGCAGAGGCTTCAGGGCGTTGATACCAGCAAGAATGATTTGGACAACGCTATTCGATTTCAGTTTGCTGTTGCCAACCACTTCGGAGGCAACGAACAGGCCAAGAAAAAGGAGGGTCTCATAGGAAACCTTAAGGCCAAGAATGGTAAGCATGATTAATCTGATGTGTTAGTCGTGGTTTCCCACTGGTTAAACTCAGAGCCCGTAACATATTCAGCAAGCTCTTGAGTGCTGGTTGTAGCCCTTACAAGGGCTTCTTTTTCATTGCTGAGAGTTCTGATAGCTGAACGCTTATCAAGAACGCTTTGAGGGGCGGCTACGCCTGTCTCAGAAGCCCTGATGATGTACCAGTCACTAGTGGCCAAAAGGGAACCAGCCGTTTGTTTAATTTGAAGTACCCATTGATCAACGAGCTGATCGTGATCCTTGGGAAGATCTACATCCCAGTAGAACCGCTGATCAACTTGTTGGGGGTCATCGACTTCTGTAATTCCAATGGCTTCCTTTTCCTCAAAAGTGGAAAGGCGAAGCCAGTTAGCAGGGAAGCTGATTTCCTCGCCGTCAACAAGTGCGGTGAAGGGGGTGTCAACCGCAAGGGGCTGACCGTTTAAAAGAAACATAATTAATCTCCTAGGTATAGGTCAGCGGGCTAAGGAATACTTAAAGGAGGCTTCGCTAAATGCAGCGAACACATAAACGTCGCCACTTGTATTGTTTAATTGAAAACCTGAAGAGGCTCTAATCTTAAAGCCGTTTGACAAAACATCTAAGTAATAATCAGTCCCTTCTGAATCCGATCCATCGGCAAGAAGCGCATTGCCGCTTTGGTTATAAGGACTTCTTGCAGTATCAACAATCACCCAGCGGCCTGATCTTGTGGTGTTCTTGATCAGCAAATAGCGGGGGCGAAAACCGCAAAACGCGAAGGGTCCATCTGTGCTTGCGTTTGCAATGTAGCTGCCGAACTTGCTGAAGCCCGCGACTTCGGACCACAGGTAGGCGACGTAATTTTTGCCGCTCTCACCAATTTGGTTGTCGTAGACATAAGTTAGTGAGCCGCTAGTCGAGTTAAGTAAAAGAGCGCCGGTAAAACCTGTTGCGGTAAAAGTTGTCGAGGTGGGAAACGACTGAGAAATTGATTTATGCCAAACAATCCAATTACCCGACACGCCTGTGGGGGTGTCTCTACATTTATACATAATCATGGAGGGTGTTACTCCAAGATTGTGGTTGATCAACTGTCCATTTACGCCCGTCCCCGTATAGGTCACAATGTCAAACCCCGGCGTGGCGCTTTCGTTCCACAGCCATGCAACGTATGTTGAAGCGTTTTTGTTGGGGTTATAGTCATCAGACCCCCCATTATCGCCCACAGTAAATTGACCAGTACCTAGGGCAAAGTCACTGTTGCTGTATTCGGCAATCGTTTGATTACTGCCAAGAA